ATGCGACATCAAATCTTATCGCTGTTCCGGAAGACCCTGTAGCCCCGCCTGTGCCTGAAGAGGCATAGAACCTTCCCCAGCCTGCCACTCCTGCCACAAGGACTACTCCTGTCCATGCCGGAGTACCGATAGGGAGAACCCCTGTCCCAGCAGACCCGAACTTCAGCCCATCAGCAGGAAGAATCCCTGAAGTCGAACTGATACGAACCAGTTTCGTCCCTGTCTCTATGGCGTCGGCATTTGCCGGTTGCGCCCCCGTGTAAATATCGAGCCAGCCGTTATTCATGGCCTCCCCGAAACCCTGTCCTGCCGTTCCTAACGTCAGGTTCCGCAATCCTGTACTTTCTCGATAAGCCATGGAATCCTCCTTTTAATACAACGTGTTAATGTAATGCCGTTCATTGCTTAATTCTTTTATCATTGCCGAACCTCGGGCCGTTGGAGTTACAAGGTACTTGTCGTGGGTCATATTCACAACTTCTCCTGTATTGGCTCCAAGGCAGATTCCGTTCTCGCTCGTCCACATTGCAACATCGCCGTCCACTCCTTCTCCCACAAACTTTCCGTTGATCTTGATATCTGTATAAGGAATTGCCTTCGACGGATAGACTTCTGCTCTCACAAACTCTTCGGGCGTTTCGCCCTTGATGAACCATATCCGGTCATCAGAAACGAAAAGCCCATGGTCAACTGAACGTAGCATGGTGATGTCCTTGGCAAACACCCTGTACCCCGTTCTGGCATCGTAATAATCGCATAAGGGGTCGGCAATGTAAAGAATGTTCTTGACGGCGACATAGAGACAACCTTTGTAATATTCGATGAACTTTCCTGCCGGGAGAGGCATCTTGAATTCTCGAAGCGGGTCCATAAGGGCATAATCTACCATATCCTTCACGTACCCGATCTGGAATCCGTTGGAGTAATAGACTCGATCATTCACAGGAGCATAAGACATTCTTGCCCTTGAAGCCAGTCCTGATCTAACCAGCGTTATTGAATAGTCTGTCTGTAGCTGATAGAGACTCCCGCCGTCTACAAAGAAACATATGGTCTCGTCTGACCAAAGCGAATGAATGTCGGTTCCTGAGAGTGCACTTGTGTACCCTCCACGGCTCACAAGGTCGTAGGTGTCATGGATATAAACATTGGAGGCTTGGGTGAGGGGATAGGCGGTCTTCCAACCAGCGTCAGTCTTGACGGCCTGGGTAGCTATCCTGGTAGGCTCGTCAATATTGTTGATGCCTGTGAAATGTGAAAGGCTGTTTCCGAACATCTACGTCACCCCTTTTTTGCGGTTCATGCCGTAACCTTTTTTTGCTTTACCGGCTTTTTCGAGAGCTATGGCAACGGCCTGCTTTTGAGGACGCCCAGAATCCATTAACTCCGATATATTAGCCGATACTGTCTTCCTCGATGTTCCCCTTTTTAACGGCATCTTTATCACCTCTGATTCTTTCGATCTGTTCAATCACCATCTTCGGCGTGATCTCTCTCGTACACGCATAATTCTTTTCACGAGGACACCACTCCCAACTTCTATTGATCGGCAACGAAGGATCGTTAAAGCACCCTATCCCGCATACCTCGTTATTGATAGCGATTCTGTAGAGATTCGGGAAATCGTTCCATTCTTCGCTCACACCAGTTATAAAAACGCAGGGCTTCCCGAGGGAATAAGCGATCCATGCGGGACCGTGATTGAGTCCGATATAGAAATCTCCGTTGGCGATATCTCTGATAGTCTCTTGGATGTTCTGCCCGTTGTGGACCGTTATGTTTTGCAATAAAGACTTCTCGGCGCTTACTGATACGCACTCATACCCATTGGTATTCAGGTAATTGACGACTTCCTGCCATCCACCTTCGCGGTTCCAGAACTTGTTCTGCATAGTCGAGAATTCGCTGAAACAGACTGTCGGTTTATCTGTTGTACGATTTCCGCACAGCTTCAGCTTTGCCTTGACCGGCTCGTAATCAAGTCCAAGAATATCCGCTGCCACTTTCTGAAGAGGTACTGTTCTCCAGTTGAGGGGATTCATGTCTGGCTGGTCATCGAAGCATCCCACTGAATACGAAGCGTAAACATCCGGCACTTCACTCCCTGGTGCCACGAACTCGATCTCAGGATAATCGAAGATGTCCTGCCACCAGCCAGCGCATACCACATGGCACTCATGTTTCTTCCTGAATTCATCTACATAAGGCATCCATGCCAGCGTATCCCCGAGGGCTTTTGACCCCATGGAAACAAGGACTCGCTTCCCCTTCAAGTCCATTTTATGTTCAAACTTCGCGACGCCATCGAGGGTTGCCTTAATCGTCCAATTTCGGTAATACTTCGGTTTAGGCCGTGACCACATCCCCGGTTTCTGTTTTAGTCCATAGACGGTTCCATCAACGGGATTGCTGTACGTCACTTCATATTCCCGCCGTGATATCCCGACGATATTCAGGTAAGGCCCGTCAACAAAATGGAATTGGAAATCCTCATCGTCCCATATTTCCCGGTCGGCATTATCGAACCTGTTACCTACCTCAATGTCGATGAAGTCGATCTTATTGAGGTCGTAGAGACTTGAGATATGTTTATACATCCACCGCTCATGAAGGAAACGGTCGTCGTGATACTTGGAGGCATATTCCTCCCAGGTAGTTATGTGGGGGATCAGCTTGTCAAGAAGCTCCACCTTCCCGGCGAACAACTGACCGCCGATGGTAAGCGGGTCTTTCTCCCACCTGATACAAACCATGTCCTTGTCGGACTCATGGATATGTTTTATCCACTCTGCAAGGTCAACCTCTGCATCAGAGTTCATGTGGTACATCCAGTCCCATTTGCCCCGGCAGAAATTCACGGCGTTGCGCCAGTTCATCATCCCGGCTACTGCATGATACTCGGTTCTCGCTTCCTTCTGTTCTGTGGTTCCGTCCAGACGCTTTCTCCAGTAAACAGGTTTGTCGTCTCCAGAGAGGATATCTTTCTTTTCATAGACATAGTAATCGGCCTGTTCGATGATCGGCGTAGGAAGAGGCCAGTGAGACGTTACGAGGCATTCGTAACCTGCATCGTGAACCTGCTTGATCGTCTCTGACAGGGTATCCATCTTGGCCTGAGAGTTCGGCCAGCAGTCCACGGAGAAGATAGCCTTACGAGGGCGCAAAGAACCTATTTCAAATCCGTGCTTACGGGCGAAGGCTCGGATCTCTGCTTCGGGATCTTCCTTAGTTGATACTTCATTTGCGCTTGTGGCCGTGGCATCCGGCATGCTCCCCCACAATTCTTCGAGGATGGTGTAGGCTTTCTTCGCTGCCGCATTCCATGAGAATTTCGTCCTGATCATTTCAGAGGTTTTAAGGGCCTTCTCCTTGTGGACAGCATAGTTTTCGTAGGCATCTCGCATGAGTTCTACGAGGTGATCATAATCAGGCTCCGCCCACTGTCCAGGCACGTCCCAATTACCGTAGATCCCGTGAGGCTTCCTTAGTTCCCGTATCCGTACATTGAGAGCATCATAGGAATATTCAGTGGAACCCCCGAAGTCCGCTGTAATACATGGTATTCCACACGCCATTGCTTCGATGAGCGGCAAATTCCATCCTTCGCTACGAGCACAGGTAACAAAACAATGGGCATTCTGTAGCCGCCTGATGTACTCCGCTCTCTCTTCAAAATGGACAGGGATAATGCGTGGGTCAAGGATGCCATATGCTTTCAACCTTTCTTCTGTGGATTTATATTCATCGGAAGGGAACAGGGTGTCGGCGGACAAAAAAAGTACTGGGCCGCGCTGCGCCAAAGGATCTTTTTCTAACGGAAACGCCTTGATGAACGCTTCGCATATTTCTTTAGTTGATTTCCTTGGTTGCCATTGCCCTACGTGAACAAATTTAAACCTGGGATCTTCGGTGCCCACATCAATACCCGGTTTGTAAATCTCCGGGTCAACACCTTCGGGAACTACCTTCACAAACTCTTCGGGGACCCCCTGAGCGATGGAACAAGCCCTTTGCCACTCTGAAGGCACCCACAACATATCGTAGAGTTTTAACCTCTTCATGAACTCCACGGGATACTCGGTCGCCTCCCAGACCGTAAATAGGATCGACGGATAGGGATGCCGAACATCCATTTGTGACGCTGTGACGACATCAAGAAGGGAAATATGAACCGTCCCCTCCCCGCCTTCCTGCGGTTTCAACGCATCGAGCGCAGGAAAGAAGCGTGACGCATGAATGCCAAAACCCGTTCTCTCGTTAAAATTAGCGTGTGCCTTGATCTCTTTGAACATAGATTCTCTCCTTATCCCTCATAGGAATTCTCCCCTCAGTTATTTAAGAGCCGGTAGGCGCGTCCGATGAGGGATGTCGGTCTGGGTTAGCAAAACCCGCCTACCGGCGTCATCTTGGGAAACTCTACACTATTTCCGATAATTTACAAGTTGTTTTTGTAATTAACAGGGTTTCGGTTTCTTGACTTTCATGGACTATCCTTTCAGTAGCGATGCTTCGATAACTCGTCTTTTTACCAATCCGGGGAGAACTCTTCCGCCACCCCGAACCCATTTCATCAATTCTTTCCTTGCCTCGGGCCAGTTCTGTTGATTGATGCGCCTCCGCAAGGTAGAACACTGGAGATTCCCAGCTCCCAAGTTATAGACAAAATCCGCGATTGCGCCCCACTTCTCATCGGAACCCAGAAGACCCGGACAATATTTTATGGCTGACGAAAGACTTTTCTTCATCTCATAATCGAGCATCAAGTCAGCCTTTGCTACCGTTATTGGAGGATCTTGCATGGTAACTTTCTTGCCATCTGGATACCTTGTTGTGCCTCTCCCGATAGTCGGGACATTGGCAGGGCAGCGGTATGGCTTGAGGAATAGTCCCTCAAATATACTGGCTATGGAAGATGCTACTTCAAGGGCTTTCATTATTTCACCTTTTCAAAGACTCTGCGTTAAAGTTCCCCATCGTTTGCCTTGTTTGATTAGACTTACGGTCATTTGGCAAACGCCATACTTTTTGGCAATTCGGTGTTGAGCGCCGGGGGTATCCAGTATTTCGAGGACTTCCCTTTCGCTTAATTTATGCGCTCCGTTATTTTCCCCTTGGGTGGACGCCTTCCGGCCTTTCTTTCTCATATCGTCCATATTGTCTCTTTGGTTTCCGAGGAATAGATGATCTGGATTGACGCATCCGGGATTATCGCAACGGTGCAATACCATCATTCCTTCTGGAATTGGCCCTCGGTATACTTCCCATGATACCCTATTTGCTCTCATTTGCGCTCCGTCTTTTCTTTTAACCAGTCCATATCCCTGTGGATGAACAGCTCCTTTCCACATCCAACATGTATCTGGATCTCCCTCTGTAAATTTCTCTCTAAATCTTTCTTCCAACGGTCTTGGTGGCCTTCCTGTTCTCATATACTACCTCCTCTTGATTAAGGAAGCATCCTAACGCACAGAAGTCAATATATTTTTATAAGTAGTTGATTTACTTAACTTTTTCAAAAACACGACTGAGGAACCAAAAATTGATGATCCCGGCCCATATAGCCATGTCATCAGAGGTCCATGCCAACCTAATAGCATCAGGCCACGAAGCGCCACCCTGAATTGCTGAATAGAATACCGCTGCTTTGGCCGCACAGTACAGAGCCATAAACCAGTATGTTATGACCGGCCTCACTGTCTGGGAAACAGCGTCTATCCAGGCAATACCTGTAAGTTTTGATTGCCCGATGATAGCCTCTTTCAGGGTGTCAAGAGCGCCTGTATTCCACTCCTGTTGTCCTCTGGCCTCAATCTCTGTTACGGCCTGGTCTCCTTTTAATTTTTGAAACGTGATAGCCTTGTCCTGCATGTCAAGTTCGTGCTTCCGTTCATCCTTGGCGTCGAAGAATTTCAGGACTTCCGGAATGCACCGGAAAACCCCGCCCAACAATCCCCCTAAGAGTGTCTCAAACATTTTCCCCTCCTTAATAAACTGCAATATTCCATCATAGTTATCTGCCAGTCGATGCAGTCAAACCAATATTCAACCCACGAAAGAGTAAAAGCGGTCGCGAGCTTTTTGTCCATTACTTACTTCCACGATCTGCGAGTTGCTTTTTAATCATTTTACCGTCACACATCCATGGAACCCACCAGATCAGAACGGGCAGCATGACGGCATAACCCCAGGCATTAAACTCACTTAGCGCCCTGAGATATGGGCCGTACATTACGGGCTCCTTTGCAACAACTTTTTAACATCTGACGATATTTCGTTTAGCCATTTGTCTTGACGCTCTTGAGTTTTTTCTATGTTTGCTATCCCCACGACAACTCCCGAATGAGCCGGGCATTCTCGAAAAGTAGCGTCGCTCCCGTTCTTGCCATTTACTCTATTAACTCCGTTCTTCCCATCGAGAGAAGACGGTTTCCCAAAAGTCCTTATAGCTGTTATGGATACCGCACCGGCTGATAAACATGCCATTCCTAATGCAATCCCGCTTCCAAGTTCCATCATTAACATTCCCTCCCTGCTGCGTATTGGCGGTGCTATCTCTCTACAACAATATATACTTCGTAATTGTTAGGGATGTTATACTCAAACCCCTCATCTTCATTTTCCCATCCCTTAACTGTCCCGTATCTAGTGGTATAGATAAAAGAAGCGGTATTTGGTGGACCCACAACCATAGTAACGTGACCACCCGTTTGACCTTCAGCAGAACCATATCCACTGGTATCTATTAAATCTGCATAATCATAATCAGAATTTACCACATTACTTATTGATATATATTGCCCATTTAGTTCCGTCATGGAATCGAGGTCTAAAAAGGCTACCAGTTGGTGTTCTCCTATGGCTGGCATGTTAGAATAACAAGTTAATCTTCCTGGATTAGCTTTTGTTATGCTCACAACAACAATACCATAATTGGGAGGCCACTCATTTTCCCCCACAAGACCTAACCACCCACTTATCCACTTATTGTTTTTTATATCGCGTATCTGGACATGCCATCTAAAGGAGGTAAGCGCTACGTCGTCATGGTTGTATATCTTATAAGATCGAATATCGTTCCAATCAAAACTTGCATCAATAGAGGTCCAATCTCTTGTTGAGCCTCCATCTGCCGAAACAATATGAACCCCTCCCAAAATAGCGGCTTGCTCCGTTATTTCCTTGAGAGAAAAAACCAGATTGTTTGCAGAACCATTATTTACGGTCATTTGTAAATAACCATCTGAAACCATTGCTGCGGTGGCAGTAAACATAAAGAAATTAGGCGTCCCAGATTCTATGTATCCAATAAGCGCAGAACCAACACTTAACTGTGGTGTACTAGCTCCGCCACCAGTTATATATAGTCGATACATTCTGCCCTCGACTAGGGTAAAATCGTTACTGATAGCCGTTCCGGTTCCGGGGTTAATGTAGGCTTCAGTTATGGTGGCTCCGGTGGATGAAAACGTAGTAAATGGCCACGCACCATTTGCCCAACCTGTAATCAGTTCATCCCCTGTCACGGGTTCAACGCATTCTTTCATTGATAACGCGCAGTCCGTCCAGTCCGCAGTGTAGGGGAGGCGTATCCATAGGCGAGTTTTAGTGGCATCGTCAGCCGTTGCGGTAAATTCGATACGTTGAGTAGGTTCGGAATTAGTAAATGGTCCCAGATCCCTACCTATTGTTGATGCGGTTCCTAAGTATAATTCTGGGAAACCCGTGCCGCTGGCTCGTGTCCCCAAATAAGAAATTCGATAAAGGTTCCCTTCTACCAGTGAGATAGCGTTGCTGTATGCTTGCCCTCTTACTCCGGCGAGGCCATCCACCTCCATCTCTGATATTGTGGAGTCAGATGCTGTGAATGTGGAGAACTGATAAATATCAGACGCCGCCTTTGTTTCTTCTCGAAAACGAAAGGTACAACCCGTCCACTTGGCTATACCGGGTAAATTTAACCATAAGCAAGTGTAGGTAGCGTCTGTTGCATCTGCTATAACGGTGATATAGTTTATCCCGTCTACCAACTCATTGCTTAACAAACGTCCTACAGCAGTAGGGGTGCCAAAATATAACACCGGGGCGTACTCCCCACTGACGTTGGTGATACTGATTGCAAACTGGTAAGTATGGCCTTCGACCATTGCAAAAGTATTAGTAAAAGCCAATCCTTGTGATTTCGATATTCCGTCCACTTCCATAGTTGTGATGGTTGAACCCGACACGTTAAAGGTGGAAAAATCATAATCCCCTTGAACCTGCTCGGTCCAACCCGTAAGCTTTTCGGTTCCGTACCCTTCAGCAAGTTCTGTCCAACCAGAAAGCATCTCGGATGTAACTACACTATCCCCAGGAGCACCGATAAATCCTGCTGCCACAAGACTTCCCCCATCAACCACTTCTACCCTAAATGGAGTCGAACCTATGTCATCTCCAATATATGAAGTCATATTTTTAGATGATATATCTATGGATGCTTCACCAGATTTTGCAGTACCACGCACAAGCCAAGGTGTATTTACGTACTGGGAGGTAGCTGTATCGTAGTATGTGGTTTCTGCATATTGGGCATTAACGTCTATGGCTCCGGTATCTACCGGAACAAATAATGGACTTATATCTATCTGCGCAAATGGACTATAATCGAAATCTGGTTCCCAGAAAAACGGTCCTTCGGTTGCAGATATAGGATTACACATAGAGATACGCAAGGTCTTGTTACGCCTAATCAGAGCGGGAAACTTATGAGGAATCGTCATCCCTAACATTGTTACGCTCCCGTATCCGTAAAGAGGACGTTCATCCTGTGTGCTCTCCAATATCCTGCGGAATCCCAAAAGATTGTAACCTCATCCCCTTCAGTGCCTACAGAGCTTATCTTGTCTCCTACGTCGAGAGCAGTCCCAAAGAGTCGGATTAGTTCATCCGCTTGTGGCTTCAAGGAAAACGTCGAGGCTGTAGTAGCATAGAACGTAGCACTAGCACCTGCAAAGCCAGCAGGTAAAGTACGGGTGTAGTTGCCTGTGACCCTATGGACCTGACCTAACATGTTGGCGGCGAGGATATTTCCAGTTTCGCTATCATCAACATATGTCGGTTTATATGTTAGGGAACCTGCGTTCAGATCAGTAAATGCCTCACCTGAATCCTTAGCCCCATGTTTTACTGTTCCTGTTGCCATTTAGTCCTCCTAGAACGCTCCAAATATCTTATCTACGGTCCAGTTTGTTATCCAATCCATTATATATATTTCCCCTGTGACTTCAAGACTCGAAGCTGCTACCCTTCTTATCCTGCCAACTAGTTCGTTTCTGGCTACCATACTTTGCTGAAGTCCTGCATTATCGTAGTCCATTTCAAAGACTACTGAATAAGTAGAGTATTGCGCAGAGTGGTCAGTTATTATGGTTGTCTCGGTGAGAACATCGACGGTATCGGCCTCAATAGCGCCTGTGATAGACGTAGTATTCCAACTGAATTGGAATTTAAACTTGTCTCCTACATCCTCACCACCTGCATTGCTCAAGGCAACCATCATCTTGAAATAGGGATTTGTAGATCCATCCCATCTGTAGGGGACTCGCATCCTGAAGAATAGTTCTTCACCATCTGAATTATATACTGGCATAGAGAAACCAGTGAAGGCCCCTAACGATACAGGTGTGGGAATAATTGCTACTGTAGGAGGGGTTTTGATAAGCTGTGAGGTACTTAAATGTGGACGAAGGGTCAGACCACGCTTCGCAGTTCCCTCAAAAGTAACTACACCACCAGAGGATATAACAGTCTTGTCCGCACCAGTGCCTATCTGAAGGCCAGGAATTGGTACCGATGCTGGAATGCCATAATAGACTGTTCCTGTAGCCATTATCCTTCTCCTTAATTTCTAAAGGTACTCTGTCCCATGATCTTTATGGGATTAACTATGCGTCTGTTTGTGAATATACGATAAGTATATGAGGCGCTGTTGTAACTGAACGCCGCATCCTTTGATATAAAGCTCTGCGCTCCTGCTGCGTCCTTGAGGGTGCAGCCGGTGGAGCTGGGGGTGATGACTTTTTGCAAAGTAACATTGTCGATGGTTACATCTGAAGTTAACGCATTTCGGTTAATATCAAATGCCGTACCTGTGGATGTTCCATAAGCACTCGACACCACTGCGGTAAACCCATTGGATGTATTCGTTGAACCAAATCTGTAATAGAGCGATCCTGCTGCGACACTCACAGAACCAATACTTACTTTGTATAATCCGAGATCTACTAATACAGATTGCCGAATCCCGGAAGCAAGGGTGGAACTTACAATTCTACACTTTCCTGTGCTCTCAGTGACGTAGTTACCCGCATCTTCGGCGGCATTTAACGCCCACGTATCAGGGTTATCTGCCGTCCAATGAGCAAAGTCACCATTATTTAAATCAGGGTTAGTCCCGCCTATCAAATCAAGATAAGTCTCCCCCGTCCCCGGCGCTCCGAGGATGCCCTCCAGATACCTCAAACTGGCATCGTATATCCTGATGCGTGAACGACCATCGGCGTACTGGACTATTGCGGAGTCGTTATCGAGGAAGGCTGTGCCGTCTATTGCGGATATTCTTAATCCGGTTGATGTACCGGGGATTACTGTTGGTATAGAGATCATACTAAATACCCTCCATTGCCGCTGCACCGTCTTCTTGCGAGGATACGGTATGTGTGACTTGCTGCGTTAGGATTGAACCCGCTTTCCTCGCTTACCGGCGTGTACCAGAGGCCGATGGCAGAGGGGGTGAGGACTTTATCCCAATTCAGTGCCGATACTATAGTTTGGCTTGTAATTGTTGTATTTCTAATATAAAATTGCCGCATTCCGGTCTGCTTGGACGTAACGTATCCAGTTGTTCCCCAAGTTGACAAATATATAGTGGCAGCATCAGCGTCCATGATGGAATTAAATCCCCCGGCAGTACCCGTGATGCTTGTTTTATAAAGAGCACCCAAAATGGGCAGCGGTGTAGTGAGTGTGACCCCGCCGGGGTTAGCTGTTGTGTAGTAAGTGGTTCCATTCTCAATTACACCGCCTCCCCTTACATCCCACCCGCTTAAAAAGTTAGGAGCACCAGACAATATTGTACTGTAAGTCTCCCCCGTCCCCAAAGCCCCCAACAAAACCTTCTTGGTCTTGCTGCCGTCAGAGATATGCATCTCATTCCCGCTACCAGCAAACTGCAACACCGCAGCATCGAGATTGTCGAGGAAGTAATGGTCAGCTAAGTTGCTTATTCTCAGACCTGTTATTGTTCCAGGTATGATTGTTGGAAAGCTCTGATATATCATATCTTCACCTTATGTGAACGTCACGGTGCCGTCAGCGTGGAGTAACTGCAATGTAGTCGCAGATGTTACCATCCAGGTCATACTTCCATAGGCACTTGCGGCCAGGTATGCAGTTCCACCGTCTGTAGATGCAAATGCTGCACTATTTAGATATACACCAGAAGGTGCATCGAGAATGAGCTTCCCTGCCCCTGTTCCGTTCTTCACGATACGAAACATCTTCCCGACATCCGCAGCTACAGGAGCCGCAAAGTTGATTGTCTGGTCGCTTGAATGATTAGCCATCCAGGTGATAGGTATTGAGGTCATAGACGAGAACAGGATAGTGGTCGGGGTAGCCGTTCCAAGGTCGATGATGTCCACGCCAACCTCGTAAGTAACAGTATCGGGATCGTACCAGATGATCCCAACCGTAACCGTATTGGTCGAAGGAACATAACCTACTGCTTGCAAGTGAACAGTGGTCGAAACCGAAGGAGTAGGGGCTGTTTGAGTCAGCGCTCCTGCGGTCGAGGTGTAGAGATCACCGCCCACAGTCATATTGGCAAAACGGCTATCATCCCGAAAGTACCCCTTTTTCATGAATACTCCCGTTGCATTTGCGGTAATTACTGCTGTTGCCAGAAACTTTCCTTTTACTGTGGAAGCGGCGGAGCAATCCGCCAACCACATCTTTCCATCGCTTTTTAGATAGTATTCAAGACCGATTTCAGTGGTTATTCCAGCGGTGGCAACCACGGCTTCAACCGCCTGGAATGTATGGTCAGTGGTCGTAAGGGTCGGTGAAATTGTTATCTTACCAGTCTCGGGGAGTGTGAGGTTGCATGTCGCTGTACTAGACCAGATAGGGTCTGACCCGGTCTGACCTATGATTACCTCCCCGGTCGCACCAACAGCCATTGGAGTAAACGCGCTCGTTCCGGAGCCAAGCAATACTCCATGGTCGGTAAGTGTTGAGGCTCCCGACCCTCCTTCTATTGCTGGTACGGGTATGGATGTAATCCCAATATCGGTTGGACCCCAGGCTGTTCCATCCCATACAAAGGGCTGTCCTTTGCCAGCCGCAAGGGTTATCCCATTCACCGTGATAGTATTTGCCCCCGAAGTATCGTTGTTAAATACTATGAACCTTTTGACGGTTGTGGATGTAGGACTTTGTAATATCTGTGCATTTCCTGCCCCTGTTAGCGTTATGACAACGCCGTTGTATCCATCCACAATAGCTGTCGTAACGGCTGCATTAACTGCGGGATCGGTTGAGGCGGTATATAGTTCTGTCGAAACGGCTCCGCTTATCGAGCCTCCGGTGACGTTAATATCCGTGAAGGTCTGTTGACCTGTCCATGTGTGTGCTTGCTGGAGGAATCTTTTGAGTTTGTCCCAACCCATCTTTATGCCGTTCATGATATCCTCCTTACTGTACGATCAGCTCTGCGGTGATTTTGCTATCTTTCCCGGCAGTTCCTGAGCCTGATTGGGTTGCGATGATTTTCATAAAGGGCATGGGTTCGGGATCAAAGGCTTTTATATCTGCCGCTTGCGCCGTCCCTGCCGTGCCGATAGCGACCGCCCCAGAAGGAGTTATGTAGGTTCCATCGAAAGTCGAACACCCTACATAAGTGAATATCGTTGTTCCTGCCGTTCCTGCCGTTCCTGCGGCTACGCTATGGGCGAGAGCGAAGTTGCCTTGCTGTGCGGAATACCTGAGATCCTGCACATCTGATGTTCCGGAATCTCCTGCGGATAACGATAAATTTCTGAAGAGGGGATAAGTTTTGACTGGTGTGAAGCCTGATTCTGCCATGATGACACCTCCTTTTTACTGTCACGCATACATACATAAGAGGTTAAGTGGGGAGTTTCCTCCCCACGATGTTTTACAGAGCTGAACCGGAAGTACCTGTTTTTGCAACCTGGGACGTTCCTGCGTAAGCTGCGGAGCCTGCTACGCCTGCCGTGGTTGCATACGAGGACGTACCGGCATTTCCTGCGGAGGTGGCCTTGACCGCTGTACCTGCCTGCCCTGCCGTGGTAGCATAGGAAGCAGTCCCCGCGTTTCCTGCGGAAGTGGCGAGAGATACGACGCCTGCTGTACCGACTGTGGCCGCAATCCCGACATTGGTGACGTTTGCAATAGTGAGGGTGCTCAGAACCTGCGTACTTCCGGTTTCTAAGTCCTCAATCATCTTTTTAAACTTGAGTATCGCCATTTTTCAGTTCCTCCTGATGAGGGTTATGTGAAACGCAACGGGGTTGATATTATTCTCCAAAAGTCCGAGGTCTCATGCGTTGGCGCTGGCAAAGAGTTCTTCGCATGCGCTCACTGTAGGCATCGGGCAACACGCCAAACTGCGAAGTGAATAGATCATCATAGTATTTGGCAAGATTGAGGTTTAGGGTTTCACTATCGGGTTTCATGAAAGCCAGATGTCCAGCCCAGTTCATTAACCCTTCGTGATATTTTTCGTCAATCTCCGGCGATGTCTGCATCGTGAACGGAGTCAATGGAAGTCTCGACACCACCAGACGAGCCGTATCAGAAGTCGAAGGAGCGCGTATCAAGGTTAGGGTATTCCCCGGTTCGTTCAGGAAATAGTCAGGATGTCCTCCAGAACCAGCAGTCCCTACGGTTCCGTTTGTCCCCATCCATCCCGATAAGCGTTCGTCCAGTTCAGGATAAGTCACAGGCCCGATCAGAGGATAAGTCATGGACAGTAATTGGCATCGCTTGATCTGAAGAATCTTGGGAGACAGGTTATAAACAGCCGTATCCCCAACGATGGCCACGGTACACAAAGGTCTTTGGCCCGCTGTTCCTGCCGTAGCTGCGGTCCCGTTATCATTGGCGGTAGTCCCGTCGATAATCAAATGGGATCTCCTGCATGCCTGTACCTCTGCGTAATTGAGACTTCTCAGAAGTTCGGTGTCAGACCACAGATACGGGAGATTCGCATCGTCAATGATGCTTTCCCGCATTGCAGTGATGAGTTCCTGACCTGTCATTTACGCCTCCGCTGCCGCCTGGGCTTCCACTTCCTTCGCTACCGGCACTTCCGCGTCCACATCTTCCTTGATGAGAGTATAAGTGATCCGGGGGTAGTCTCTCGGATACACCACGACCCGGCCATTGCCTTCATCGACTCTCTGCGTCTCGGTGCGAATGCGGGTATCGAGCATAAGGCGGACGGGGCGGGGTATTTTGATTTCCACGCCTGGTTTGGCCAGATACTGATAACCGTTCAAGCCGAAGAACACTCCTTCTTTCGGAAGATCCGGTGATTCATTGATTCTTATCAGATCCTTGGGATGACCTTTCGGAGAAGTGAAATACCTCTCCGGGTGCCGTTCCTGATCTGTTTTGCTTTGCGATGCCATAATCCCTCCATTATAGGGTTGGGGGAGAGGGGGTTGGTCAGGTCCCCTCTCCGGGGTTAGGGAGAAAGGTTATTTATCGTAGGGCATCCTCATGAGATCGACATAAGTAGCCGTCCCTGCGGTGCCGCCTGTTCCGAGAACATACCCGAGTTTCGCTGCCGTGGTGGAAGCCCCACCCGTAAGGATGAGCTTGGTGACTGCTGGAGCCTGCAAAGTAACGTACCCCAAGGGAGCCGCACCATCGGGGAGGTCGGGGATCTTTGCAGCCACTGCCGCAAGGGTAGCAGAAGCATAGTCTTCTTTGTTGATGATGTTGCCGGGGCCGATACAGGTTCCCGAAGTGCCGTCTTTGGTGCAAATCAAGAACTTGGCCACGGTATTCGTACCCATGGTGCCAAGAGCCTCGAATAGAAGGTTATCCTGTGCAGCGCAGGTGCTCAGAACGCCGTCGATCACGACACCCACATCATAGGTAGTCTTGAATCCGGCACTCCCGCCAACGGCGCATGTCGCCAGGGTCGGGATATGACCCGTACCTGAAGTGGTTCCGAGACACACATTGGAAATAGCCTGGACAGCCCTTCTGATACGGGCATCAAAAAACACATCGTCAACACCGTATTTAGTGTCATCTACCTTGACAACCGGGTCGTCAAATTTCTTATAAGCCATAATCTGTTCCTCCTAAGAGTCTTATTGTGTTGTCCTAAACTTTGAGATCAACTGACACTTCGGTTAGGATGGGCGAAATGCGCGTAACTTATGGATATTATTTGTTAATCCGTGCAAGCCGCTTCGTACACCGCACACCAGGAATCATTAAGTATAACGGTGCCCTGCATGGTCTTCCAGCCGATGCTTCCGCGCTGGCCCAAGGGATCTCCGCCACGGGGAGTGTTGGGATTCAGAACCATTGGGGTAATTGCGTACTTGCCTTTGAGTGCGATGATTCCGTAAGCATCTCTCCCGAAATACATCACGGGGTAAACATCGCAACCAACTCCAGCGGTCGTGATCTTGCCAGTAGTCGTAGCTGATCCGCCGTCCTCATAGGGAGTAAAGATTGTGGACTTCAGATACCTGACATCCTCGCAGGCTCCGATTTCCGTCTCCCACTTGGGCATGGAACCGTAGTCCTGACATCCCGTGAAGCCGGTCATGCTCCTGATATCGGTAGTCAGATCCGTATGGGTGACGCCGACAAAGGCCGGGAGAATGGATTCCTGGTTGAAAGACGGGGTGGACTTCACGATCTGGGTAATGTGCTGCGCTTCCTGGCGTTCCAGAGCGCGGACAATCTTGCGCTGGTCGGTACGGGAAATGACGGCCACAACAGAGGTGCGCCCTGCCACGCTGTTCGCATAGAAGACGTTTGTGCAAGCTTTGAGCACATTGTAGCGGTTGATTTCCACGACTTTAGCGGCTTGTTCTGCCACGATACTCATGGACTCATGCTGAACCGCATCCTCATGGGTATCAGCAATAATATCAGTGATTTCCACGTAATCTCCATCCTGGTATAGCTGGGCCGTGATATCCGTGGTCGTCAACTTTTTACCGGCAGGGGTGACGCCTTCAGTCAGACGGGTCCCGGTGGTGGCGATAGCGTTGTACCGCCTGAATTTCATGCTCTGGGTGTTATTTGCGGGAAGCGACTTGGCCTGGCCGAATTTCTCAAGCACCAGATAAGGCATTGCCCTTTTCAACAGTTCCACAACCACGTAGGCCGCAGTCCTGGGTGTGATATCTCCGTAAACAGTCATCATTTACCTCCTTATTTACGCATAGCCTCTTCAAATGCACCTTCAAAGTCGTCTGCCACCTTCATGTTCGGATTGACGGCTCTCCGTGATGTATCCACGGCGGACAGGGCCTTCCTTTTTTCTTCCTTCTTCTCTTGAAGATTGACGACATTATCGGGCTTAGAGGGTTGAATGTTGTTTTCTGTCTTGAAGTCTTGAAGGAGGGTCACTATATCTTCGGCGGTTCCTTTTTGATACGTTTCCAGGAACGCTTTCTGGAGATACTTCGGTTTGGATTCAATCCATTTAAGAACTGACCCATCGTCTCGGTATTGCTCCCATCCCGGATGTGCATCATCTATAGCCTTGAAATGCGCCTCTTCAGACTGGATTTCTTCTTTCTTCTGGGTTGTAGCGACGAATTCTGTGACTCCCTTGATAGGGGCAAGTTGGGCGGAAATCGACTCCAGTTTCTCCTCGAATTCCTTCCTCAGCTTGGTAAGTTCCTTCTCTCGCTTCTTCCCTTCCATCTTGGAAACCACATCGAAGTCGCGTTCGTACTCCTCAAGGGCTTCCTTCTGTTCGTCGGTAAGCTCTTCTTCGGTGGTCTCCTTTTTCTCTTCTTTTTTCTCAGCGGGTTTCTTGGCTTCCTCGACTTGAGCGAGTAGGGCGGCTTTTTCGGCTTCCCATGCTTCTTGGGCGGTCTTCAGATCATCGTCTTTCTTCTTGACGATCCCCTGGAGGCTCTTCCAACGTTGCTCGTAAGCCTCTTCGTCTTCAGGTTTCTTCTCGGTTTCTTTCGCAGCTTCGGCCTGCTCTGCGGCCAACCTATCGGTCTCTGTCTGGGCAGCTACTCGCTCAGCCTCTTCAGCGGCTCTTGCGGCCTCCGCATCAATCTCGGCCTGATCTTTTGTGTTCGCAGGGTCATCGGCTGGACTTAACTCA